TAATTTTCAAAAGTCTTTTGGATTTTGGAATATTTAATTTATAAAATTTTAAAATACTAATATAATCTTTATTTGTTAATTCGGAAGACATTTATAATAAATAGCAATATTTTATTTTTGATATTTATAATGATAATATAATATATGAAATGTATTTCTAGAATAGTAGTATTTGATTTAGACGAAACATTGGGTTATTTTATGGAACTAGGAATGTTTTGGGATTCTCTAACAAATTATATAAAAAATAATAATATAAAAATATCAATAGATCAAAATTTATTCAATAAAATATTAGATTTATATCCAGAATTTTTAAGACCAAACATATTAGGTATACTAAATTATTTAAAAAAGAAAAAAGAGATAAATCATTGTGATAAATTAATGATATATACTAACAATCAAGGTCCAAAAGAATGGGCTAAATATATAAAGAATTATTTTGAGACAAAATTAGATTTTAAAATATTTGATCAAATAATAGCAGCATTTAAAGTTCAAGGTCAACAAATAGAATTATGTAGAACTACACATATGAAAACACATAAAGATTTAATAAAATGTACAAAAATTCCTGAAGATACATATATATGTTTCTTAGATGATGTTTTTTATCCAGGAATGAGTAATGATAAAATATATTACATAAATATAAAACCATATATATATGATTTGACGTTTGATGAAATGATAAATAGATTTCAAAAAAACGATATTTTGTCAACCGATCCTACATTATGTAGGGAGCAAATATTAGCCGATTTGAACAAATATACCTACATGTATGTAGATAAATCAGTAGAAGCACAAAATATAGATAAAATATTGTCAAAACAAATTATAAAACATCTTCATATTTTTTTTGATAATATTAAGAGTGGTAACAAAGATGCTAAATATAATAATACAGGAAATAAACCGAAAAAAAATACAGACAACAAGCCTAATACATTTACAAAAAACAAAAAAATATTTAAAAATAAAACGTTGAAGAAAAAATATAATTAAATATTGTTGAATTTTTTATTACAGTGTTTTTATAAAAAGATCATGTACCTGTTGTAAATAGTTCTGTAAAATACTACCAATTGCTGTTGCCGTAAATATAAATATACCCGCATTAAATGCTATTTTTCTATCTAAGTCTGTAAATTTTATTTTTCTAAATGGCATAAATCTATATAATAGAAATAAACTAATATATATTTTTATATAAAACTCCAAATCATCTAAATAATCAGGAGCATGTACTGATATATTTAAAGCTATTAATATATATAATATCCAAGATATCAAAATTACTATATCAAACGATCTATTTTGAAGAATATATAAATCATCTTTTTTCATTTATATATTTTATATATAATAATTCTTATCAAATCTTGTAACAAAATATTTAACCTGTTTTTACAGAACTATAAATTTCTAGTGTTCTTGCGCTAGGATCTTTGGATTCTATATATTTTGGCATCCAATAATATGGAACAATATATTCGCAATTTGGATAATATAAACAAAATAATGCTTTATAATAATCTTTTTCTAATTCAATGTCTGGTATATAATTTGAATCAGATTCATTATTCATTTTATAAGCTATTTTTTCTTGTAAAATTTTAAACAAAGAACGACCTTGACTACTTACACCATCACTAAATGCTTCTTTTTTTCTCCATAGAATTTCATCTGGTAGAATCTGACCACCTTCATTGTTCTGGAAGTTTTCTTTTGTAAAACTCTCTCTTAATAAAGATTTTTCAATTGAATCATTAAATAATATACTATTTTTTACTTCGTTTACTTCGTTTACTTCGTTACAACAATAATTATTATGATTTCTATAATGTGGTGGTATAGATAATATAAAATTTACAAAATTTCTATCCAAAAATGGTGTTCTTGGTTCTAGTCCATTAGAAGAAATACTTTTGTCTGATCTTAATACATCAAATAAATGTATATCTTTTAATAATCTTCTAATCTCCTTATCAAATTCAACATCATCTGGACATTTATTCATATACAGATATCCTCCTAATAATTCATCCGAACCATCACCATTGAATATTACTTTGGCTTCCGAATTGTTTGAAATATATTTACCTAATAAATAATTTCCAATACTTGCTCTAACAGTTGTTGTATCATAACTTTCAATAGCTTTAATAACTTCAGGAATTGATGAAAACATTTCATCTTCTGTTACTATAATTTCTGTATGATTTGTTCCTAGATAATCCGCTACAATTTTAGCATATTTCAAATCTTCGGAACCTTTTAAACCAATACTATATGTTTCTAATTTAACGTTTTTCTTATTTTGTTGTAAAAAATTATTCACTAATGCTGCTATTAAACTACTATCAAGACCTCCTGATAATAAACAAGCAATTGGTCTTTCAGTCGTTGTACATCGTTTTTCAACAGATATATTTAAATAGGATGATATATTTTTGTATAAATTTTTTTCAAATATATCTTTATTTCCAGTTTTTAACCAATTGTGAGAGAAACTTGGTAAAAAATATGGAATATTTTCTCCATTTTTAATAGGTTCCCAACAAGAATTTACTATATTAGACAAATTAAAAACACTAAATGTTCCTGGTTTAAATTGTTCAATAATATAATTATTCTTATTACAATTATTATTAGAATTGTAGAAAAACTCTAAACATTTTAATTCTGAAGCAAATCCATATAAATTACGTTTATCTATATCATTTTTATTATTATTTTTTAAATAGTACAATGGTCTAACTCCTAGTGGATCTCTTGCTACATATAATTTGTTATTTAAATCGGATGACAAACGATTATCATATAATATAAATGAAAATACGCCATCTAACATAGTTAAAGTTTGTTCAATTCCATATTTTAGATAAAGATGTATAATAACTTCACAATCTGAATCAGTAGTAGGTATTACATCCATGTATTCATACAATAATTTATAGTTATAAATTTCACCATTACAAATCAATATTACATCATCTACTACTAATGGTTGATTAGATTCAGTATTTAAACCATTTATAGCTAATCTATGAAAACCTAAAACCATTTTCATATATTTTGTTTCTAATTTAGAAAATTCTGGACCACGTTGTCTACCTTTTAAAAATTCATTTTTAATAACATCAATTTGAATATCATTATTATTTAGAAGTCCAAAAATACCACACATGTTTTTTAATTTGTTATAATATATATACTATTGTATTTATATTATTTATATAATCTTTATATATATCAATGAATATTAATAGTTTTTCAGATCAACCAAGTTCTTTAAGACAGCAAATCATCTATCAACGTTCTTATGAAAGAAATATCCCATCTAATCCTTTACAACCATATTTAGAGCAACGACCAGTTCAAACTAAATTTTCTATCATGCCTATAGTTGATCTAAGAAAACAAATAGACACTCCATTAGTACAACAACCTACTTATAATACTAAAACTATGTATAATCCTGGCAATGATTTTGGTCCTTGGTCTGGTTTCGCTTCTAATGTAAATCATGAATCTGAATTAAGAAATCAAATTTTTGCTTTATCTTCTTGTAGCAAAGCCACATATGTTCCATCTAGTAAAAGTAGTTTATATCAATTCAATTGGCAAAATCAAAATCAACCATCACAACCTTTTCCTGATTTATTTAATAAAGAACAATTTTGCCCTACAAATCCTAATCCAAATCCTGATAAAATAGGATTTCAATTATTTAATAATGCAACTAGACAACAGGTAAAAGATTTAACAAAATCAACTTGTGATTAATAAATATTTTTCTTTTTTCTTCGTTATAATTTTTATATTATTTAATTAAAACAATATAAAGAGAAATGTCTGAAGATCTAGTTAATCAAATTACTCTTAGTTGTCTAATAAGTAAAAATCAACTTCAAAAACTTAATAAAAAATTAAATGAAAATACAGAAAATGATAGAAAATCAAATAAAGATATTTATGAGGATAGAATTAAAACCTTATTTTATGATTTGTTAAAAGATAGGGAACCAGATGATCTATTACAAGAAGTAAAAAGCGGTTTTGATTTTTTTTTAGATAAATGTATATATTATTTCAAAGCCGTAGATAATAATGAACTTTTAGAAAAAGAAAGAAGTAATACATTAAGTGATTGTGATTATATAAAGGATGATATTGATTTTGAAAAAGAAGAGAGAGATATTGAAAGAGGTAATTATAAAGAAAAAGATGACGATGAAGAAGATGAAGATGAAGATGAAGATGAAGAAGAAGATAAATTAGAAGAATGTGTAGCAGAAAAAAAAAATAATACGTTTGTTAAGCCAAAATATTCAAAAAAATCAAATATTTCAGAAGGTGTAGAAAATATTCAACAATTGCCATTAAATTGGTTTCAGAATGTTAGACAAGATTATAAGAAAAATAAAATTATACCTAGAAAAAAAGAAATAATAATAGATGAGAATTATTTTAGTTTTGAAAAAAAGAAAATATAAACAATTTATATGAAGCATAAAAAAATTATAAAAAAATCACAAAAGAAAATACGTAAACTAACAAAAACAAAAACAAAAAAAAATAATAAGAAATCGTTAAAAAAGCAAAGATTTTTTAAATTAAATTGTAGTCCAGAAAATAAAGATAAAGATTATACATGTTATTCTGATGTTGATTTGTTAAAGCTAAAAGATATGTGGAATGCTAGACATCCAGATAAACCTATTTTGGAAACTGAATCAAAAGAAATATGGAGTAAACTAAAAAATTATTATACAAACATATGTAACAAAGAATCATGCTGGGTAAGACAAATGACAAAAAATACGCGAATGGAAAAAGATTTGTTAGATGCGTTTGCTCCTGAATCACCAAAAGAATGGAAAAAAAATCCCAATGAATGGTTATCAAGTTTAGATATATTAAAAGTAATGAATCAATATGAAAAGAAATATAAATGTTTTGATTTTTTGGGACCTTCTCCAATAGATTATGACGCACATAAATTATATGGCGAATGTGTATGGGAAGAATTATGCCATTTTAGTTTACAAGATCAAATAAAAAAGGGTCATACGAAAATAGGTGTCATTTTTAACACAGATCCCCATTATAAAGGTGGACAACATTGGATTTCATTATTTATAAATGTAAAAAAACATACGATTTTCTTTTTTGATAGTGCGGGAGATTCAATTCCCGATCAAATAAAAAAATTTGTAGATACTGTTATTGAACAAGGTACTAAACTAACAAACCCTATACATTTTAAATTTGATCAAAATTATCCTGTAGAACATCAATATTATAATACTGAATGTGGTATTTACAGTTTATTTTTCATTGTTCATATGTTAGAAGATAAAATTACTGGAAATTATTTAAAAACACATGTATTAAAAGACAAATATATGGAACAGTTTAGAAATGTCTATTATAATAGTGAATTATAATTGATACTATTTATAGATACTTAATAAATGATATAAAAAATGATTTAAAAAATAGACATTATATTGTATAACAACTAACAAAATGAGTGGATTTACTAGA